TGATTATGCATTAGATTCAAGAGTTAAATTAAACTCAAATGATCCTCATGCAGGAGTTTATATCTCTAACCGTGTTGATTTGAAACAACCTGCAACATCACTTCAGGTTTTAATTAGTGCACAGAAAGCTGAATCTGCTGATTTCAGAGTGCTATACAAATTATTTAACTCTGAAATTCCAGATGGAGAACAATCATATGACTTGTTCCCCGGATTTGATAATTTACTTGATACAGATGGTGATGGTTTTGGTGATCAGGTCATCAATGCTGCTAAAAATAGTGGTAGACCAGATGCGAAGGTTGGATCAAGTACAGATGGTGAATTTTTAGAATATCAGTTTACTGCTGATAATCTTTCAGAATTTACTGGATTTGTAATCAAAGTGGTGTTTAGTGGCACAAATGAAGCAGAAGCACCAAGACTAAGTGATCTACGAGCAATTGCATTAGCATGATACGAGTAGAAGGACATAAACATCTTTATCGTGATGAAAAAACAGGAGCAATCATAAATTGCGATACTTCTGGATACATGCGATATAAAAAGATGAAAAATAAAAAACTAACTGAGAAATCGGAAATAGATGCTCTCAAATCTGAGATAGATACTCTCAAGGGACTTCTGAACGAACTAATTATAAATAAACTATAGATCATACTATATCATTGCATAAATGTCAGTATATGTTAGCAATCTTGTAATCAACACAGGTGCTACCTTCCAACAAACATTTTCATTAGAAAATATCACATCTAACTCTGCATTAGACCTTAATGGATTTAGTGCATCATCTCAGATGAGAAAACACGCAGGAAGCACAGGTATCGCAGCGACTTTTACAGCATCAATTCAAAATGCTGATAATGGTCAGGTGCAAGTTGGTTTATCAAGTATTACCACTGCTACTTTAAAACCCGGAAGGTATGTTTATGACGTAATCGTTTCCGATAGTGTAGGTGAAGTAACGAGAGTTGTTGAAGGATCTGTTTTAGTAAGACAAGGAGTGACCCGTTAATGGCAAACATTAGAGTCCGTGTTGGACAACAAAATGCAACCAAAGTCGTATCCTCATTAGCAGGAAACGTCAGTGGATCTCTTGCAGGTCTTAGTGATACAGAAGTCAATAACCCACAAAATGGAATGGTTTTAGTTTTCAATTCAGCAACACAAAAATTTGAAGCAACTTTAACATTAACACCCGGATCGACACAAAATTTGGATATCAATGGAGGTAACTTTTAGAAATGGCTAGTATTATACGAGTAAAAAGATCTACGGGTACTACAGCTCCCGGTAGTCTTCAGTTCGGTGAACTTGGTCTAACAATCGGTACTGGTACTCAGGCAAACAAAGGAGAAAGACTCTTTGTTGGTGATAACTCAGGCAACGTTGATGTTGTCGGTGGTCGTTATTTTACCGACTTGATGGTTCATGCACCGGGAACAGTCGCTTCGGTGACAAACCCAACAACTGCTGCAAACGGATTTGTTGCGATATTAGATCAAAACAGAAAGGTTGATTTATGGAATGTAGATAATTTAACTTTAGATGGAAACACATTTTCATCTACTAATACGAATGGAGATATAAACATAGATCCAAACGGATCAGGAGAGATCGTCATACCTGATGATACTTTCTTAACTTTTGGTACTGGTAAAGATTCAAAGATTGAATATGATGAGAATGGCACAGATCAACTAAACATCACAGGTGCTGATGTCAGAATTAATATTACAACTCAATCAAACAGTAAAGACACAGGTGCTTTAATTGTTGAAGGTGGTGTTGGTATTGAGAAAAACTTAAATGTTGGTGGAAATTTAGCTATCACAGGTATTGTAACCTTTAGTGATCATATCAGACTTCCTGATACTAAAGAACTTAGGTTGGGTGATAGTAATGATCTAAAACTGGTTCATAATGGCACAGATAGCGTCATATCAAATACCACAAATGATTTAAACATTATTAACACAGGTGATGATATTAATATCACTGCAGCTGATGATTTTACACTTAAAGTTCAAGGTAGTGAAGATGCAATTACTGCTATCGGAAATGGAGCAGTAAGTTTATTCTTTGATAATGTTAATAAAGCACAAACTCGTATCGATGGTTTCAACGTTGATGGGACATTAGAAACAAATAACTTTGTTGTTGTTGGTGTTTCTACAATTACAGGTAAAGTATTCCAAACAGGTGGAATCGAGATTGATAACATTGGAATATCATCAAATAGAATTCAAACAAGAGCAGGTGGTGGAAATCAATTATTCATTGACCCATATCCTGATGGTTTAAGTAATGAAGGTACAGTTATCATCAAAGGTGACTTACAAGTTGATGGTACAACAACCACAGTTAACTCTACTACCTCAACTGTTAATGATCCAATCATGCGTGTTGGTGATGTAACAAGTATCAGAACTGTGATGACAGCAGTATCCAGTGGTGCAAATACCATTGTTGTTGACTCAGTAACAGGTCTACAAACTGACGATGTAATTACCGCGACAGGAATTCCTGCTAATACAACAATCAGTTCAATCAACACTGGAACAAAAACTCTTACCATTAGTAATAATACTAGTGCAGGGATTACCACAACAACACAGTTAACAATTACTCACGCAAAGGATACTAACACTGACCGTGGTATTTCATTCAACTACAATACAAGTTCTGGAACAGCAAATAACAAACTTGGTTTCTTTGGAATGGATGATAGTCAGGTTGGTGCAAATGGTTCTAGAGTATGGACATATGTACCAGATGCAACGAATACTGCTGAAGTAATTTCAGGTACAAAAGGTTATCTTGATATCAAAGGTATCTACTATCAGTCTGGTGATTTCTCAACTCACGGTGTTGTTTACTTTGATAGCACAGGTCTTCAGGTTTCCACCACTGCACCTTCTGCTGCTACAATTACATCTACTCAACTACTCACAGCAGTTACAGAGATTGCAATCACATTAGGTAGTGCACAATCAGTTACTGAAGGTGATTTAGTTACACAAGCAGGTGGTGGATCACAGCAAGGTGTTGTTAAGACAACATCAAACTCAACCACAGTTACATTGATTGGTGTGACTGGAACATTTAATACTTCTGCTGATTTGATATTAAATGGAACTGGCACTGGTAAAACACCTACCAATGTCTCGACTACATATACTAGTAAACCCATGTGGACAACAACGATCGACGGGGGTACGTTCTAGATTTAAAAAACCATGAATTCACAAAATAATGACGTTGATGTAAACACTTTGATTAAAATTTATAATCAAAAAATATCAACACTTACAAACCAAAATATACTTTTGGAAGCAAAATTGACAACTGTTATGACTGATTTTAATGATGAAAAGACAAAATTAGCCGCAGAGGCACTTGAATGGCAAACCAAGTATGAAAACTTAGCATCTGAGGTAGAAGCAGAATAATGGCACAACCATCATCAAGACAAGGAATAATTGACTACGGACTTAGGCAACTAGGTGCTCCCGTGCTGGAAATTAATATTGATGATGACCAGATTGATGATCTGTTAGATGATGCCATACAAATTTTCAATGAAAGATGCTTTGATGGTGTTGAAGAGATGTTCCTTAAGCATGAATTTACACAACAGGAAATAGATCGAGGAAAAATACATCCCGGTTCTACTGGAATATCAACATCATCAATAGTTGGAACTGCTGGAACATCAACTAGTATTTCAGCAGGATATGGAACAACTATTTCCCAATTTACAGAAAACTCAAACTTTATTCAAGTTCCAGACTCAGTAATCGGAATTGAAAAGATATTTAAGTTTGATACTAGTTCAATATCTGGTGGTATGTTCAGTATTAAATATCAGTTATTTCTGAATGATTTGTATTATTTTAACTCTGTTGAATTACTACAGTATTCAATGGTCAAGAGTTACTTAGAAGATATTGACTTCTTACTAACTCCTGAAAGACAAATAAGATTTAATAAAAAACAAAATCGTTTATATCTTGATATAGATTATAATTCTCTTGCAGAAGGTGATTTTATAGTTATAGACTGCCAAAGAGCATTAGATCCGAATACTTTTACCAAAGTTTATAATGATCCATTTTTAAAGATGTATTTTACTGCATTGTTGAAAAGACAATGGGGTCAAAATTTAATTAAGTTTAGAGGTGTAAAACTTCCCGGTGGATTAGAATTAAATGGTAGAGAAATATATGATGATGGTCAAAGAGAATTAGATGCAATTAAACAGAAGATGCAACTTGAATACGAGTTACCTCCTCTTGACTTCATCGGGTAGGATGTATGGCACTCAATCCCTTTTTTCTACAAGGATCTCCCGGTGAGCAGAGATTAATTCAAAATCTCATAAATGAGCAGTTGCAAATTTATGGGGTAGAGGTTACTTATATTCCAAGAAAATTTGTTAATAAACAGTCTATCATCGAAGAGGTGCAATCATCTAAATTTGATGATAATTTTTTAATTGAAGCGTATGTGAATACTTATGAAGGATATTCAGGTGCTGGTGATATCATGACAAAGTTTGGTGTGAGTTTAAGAGATGAGATTACTCTTACAATATCAAAAGAAAGATTTGAAGATTTTATTGCACCATTTCTTAATGATGATGAATATGAACTTGCAACTAGACCAAGAGAAGGTGATTTAATATTTTTCCCATTAGGTACAAGATTATTTGAAGTAAAATTTGTAGAGCATGAACAACCTTTCTATCAGTTAGGTAAAAATTATGTTTATCAACTTCAGTGTGAACTCTTTGAATATGAGGATGAGGTCATCGATACTGGTGTTGATGAGATTGATCAGGAGATTGAAGATGAAGGATTCATTACAACTCTCAATCTTGTAGGAGCAGGTGTAACTGCAACAGCGACTGCTGCCATATCAGTGAACTCTGGATATCTTAATTCAATATCACTTCTAAACGATGGTAGTGGATACACAGGTACTCCAACAGTTTCTATTTCAACATCACCAAGTGCTCTAAACTTATCAGATGCAACAGCAGTCGCATTTACAACAGAGAGAGCAGGTATGAAGTCAGTTGAGAAGATATTACTTACAAATGCTGGATTTGGATATACAGAAGCACCAACGATTACAATTACAGGTGGTGGTGGAAGCGGTGCAGCAGCAACCTGTTCAATTAATACAACATCAAATGGTATCGTAAGATTTTCAGTATTAGATGGAGGAGTTGGTTTTGGTACCGTTCCTATAGTTAATATACCTGTTCCAAATGCTGGTGTAGCAAGTGATCGTGCAGTTGGTCTTGCTTCAATTGGTATTGATAATTCAACTGGATTTAATGAAGTTAAGAGTATATTTGTAACTAATCCTGGTGCAGCTTATACATCAGCACCAACAATTACGATATCTGACCCAGAAACTATTAGTGGAATTGGAACTTACTTCTTTAATGAAGTTGTTCAGGGAATGCGTTCAGGAACACAGGCAAGAGTTAAGAATTGGGACTTTGATACTGGAATTCTTAAGGTTGGTAATATCGGAATCGGCACTACAACAACTGGATTCTTCTCTGGTGAAGATATTAAAGGACTTTCATCTGGTGCGTTATTCAGTGTTTCCACATTTGACGACGATAATACTACCGATAAATATAATGAGGGTGACATATTTGAGTCAGAGGCAGACTTGCTTATTGACTTTTCAGAATCAAATCCATTCGGGAGTTTTTAACTATGACTAAACCTTTTAAATCATCAGATAAATTACCATACGATCCTTGGTTTGATTATAATCTTCCGACAGCGATCACCGATACTTTGCAATGTTGGATTGCAACGGAGAATGCTGCAAAATGGACAACTGAAGTTGATGATAGCGTACATGCTAAAATGTATGATTTAGCAACTAATAATGGTTTAATATTAGGTGGATCAGAGTCATTAGTATAGAAAAATGTTAGGGAATTATTTTTATCATCAAATCATAAGAAAAACAGTTATCGCATTTGGCACATTGTTTAATGATATTCATATTCAACACGATGATGCTGCAGGGAATGTTATATCAGATATTAAGGTTCCAATTGCATATGGACCAAGGCAAAAGTTTTTAGCAAGAATTACACAACAAGCAGAATTAAATAAGGCAACTCAAATTACATTACCAAGAATGTCTTTTGAAATTACAAATATCTCTTACGACTCTACAAGAAAAGCAGGTATTACACAAACATTTAAAGCACAGGACGTAAATAATAACAAGATGAAGAAGGTATTCATGCCTGTTCCATATAATCTAGGATTTGATTTAAATATATTGGTTAAATTACAAGATGATGGATTACAAATATTAGAACAGATATTACCATTTTTTCAACCAGGTTTTAATATATCAATTGATTTAGTCAAATCTATTGGAGAGAAGAGAGATATTCCAATGGTGCTTCAAAATATATCACAACAAGACGACTATGAGGGAGATTTTGCAACACGAAGAGCACTGATATACACTTTATCATTTACAGCAAAAACATTTTTCTTCAATCATATTGCAGATACTCCAGAAGGACTTATCAAAAAAGTTCAGTTGGATTACTATACAGATACAAATACAAGAACCGCATCAAGAGTACAAAGATATACTGTTGTACCTAAAGCAAAGAAAGATTACAACCAAGATGAAGTTATAGATACTCAAGACGACTTACTTATTGAACCTGGTGATGATTTTGGATTTACAGAAACAAGTTCTTTCTTTGGTGATGCCAAGGAATTTAGTCCTACAAGGAAGGTAGACATCTAATGGCAAAAGGTTACGATTCTTTAAATGATACTTTCAACACTGATGATAGTGTTGAAGTCGATGCGATTGTAAAAGCAGATGAAGTAACCAAAGTAGACGAAGTTAAAAAAGATTATGATTACACAAGAGGTAATTTATATTCACTTATAGAAAAAGGTCAAGAAGCAATCAACGGTATTATGGAGGTTGCAGGTGAAACTGCAAGTCCAAGAGCATATGAAGTTGCAGGTCAATTAATAAAAAGTGTTGCAGATACTACAGATAAGTTAGCAGATTTACACAAAAAAGTAAAAGATATAGAAGCAGATAATCCAAAAACTCAAAGCACAGTTACTAATAATGCTTTATTTGTTGGAAGCACCGCAGAATTACAGAAGATGTTAAAAGACGGAATGCTAAATAATAATAGCTCTGAATAGTCTGTATAATGGCAAAGACTTCCTGTAAAAAGGGACAATACTATTGTAACACTGATAAGAAGTGTAAACCTATTCCTGAAGGATATACCGTTCGTGAGGATGGTTTTCTTGTAAAGGAAGGATGGTCTGCAAAGTATAAAAAGTCGATTGATTGTAATAACCCAAAAGGTTTTAGTCAGAAAGCACATTGTGCAGGTAAAAAGAAGAAAATGACTGAGGAATCAAATCCTCGCATTGCCCGTAAAAAAGGGCAACCTGCAAAGTCAAAAAAACACTCTGATTTATACACTGATGAAGATCCTAAAGGAACTATTCATGGACTTGGTTTTAAGGATGTCGCAACAGCGAAAGCTAGTGTGGCAAAAATTAGGAAATCAGGTCGATCACACGCTCATAAAATTCAAGCAGCAATTGCTATGGAGCAAAGAGCGAGAGTGATGGGTAAAACTGCTGAAGCAGCCGTTTATAGAAAATTTATCAATTCAATGAAGAAGAAAACCAAAGCAATGAATGAAGAAAAGCATGGTGATCACGAATATGAAATGATTCGTCGTCAGACTGATAACATCATGGTTGCTGCGAAAAAACTTAAGAAAAAATTTGGTAAAGGTGAGGGTGATGTGAAAGCATGGGTTCAGTCCAAAATTACAAAAGCAGCGGATTATCTTGATACTGCAGCAGATTATGAGACTGATAAAGAAGAAGTGAAAGAAGGTTCACTTCGTA